GAGGATTTTTTGTTGATGCCTTCCCTTTGACTTTCTTTAAGTTTGGGTTTGCTTTCTTCGCAGCGGGTGATGCTTTTCTTGTACTATTTGCAAGGATAGCGCCTGCTGCTTTCTGTGAATACCCGCCTTTTGAGGCTATAGATGATTGCGCCGCCGCAAAGCCCATACCCTTTTTCGCACCGCCTGAACTAGCTTTTCCCATATCTTCTCCTAACTTTGCTGTAGTAAACGCAACCTGATGGGAATGTTTCTGACGCGCTCTCTCGGAAGCGGTACATTCGTCATCCATTCACAATAACAATCAACAGAATGATACACAGTCAATGGTAGTTCATCGACAGGGTGATGCAGCAGCCGATACACGTCCTCTATGAGATATAAATATGTATCTCCGTTGAGTAGTAAGTCCCATATGTTTATCATCAAACGCACATCAAACCCAAACTTTCTTGGTATTGTATCCCACGGCATTACAGCCCCCTGCGTCATCCCGTCCCCTATCACGATATATGGGAATTGTGCATCGTCCCTTGCTTGCGATTGATAGACACCTAGCAACCCATGTGTTTGTAACAGCGCATCTGTTGAGAGAATGGTATACAGTGTTGCCCTGATATCTTCTGTTACAAACATGACGATCACATATTGTCTTTCAAGGACGCCTTCAATGCTTGCAACTCCATAAAAAGCCATTTGCGCCCATAGATGTATCCAGGTGTCATAAAATCTCTTGCTGGCATCTTCCATGTTCCTAAACAGACATATGCCGCATATTCAGCTAAGTTAGCTACACCCGCGTCAATCGTAAAGTTACCGCCTTTTGACCAGGGGACATTGCTATCACGCAAGAAGCCAGGCATCGGGTCATGTGAACTAGCTTCAGCAGCAACAGGCGTATTCTCTTTACATACTTCTGTCGCAAATTCCGCCGCCCGAACAAAGATGTTCTTTAGTTTACGATCAACCCTAAAGGGAAACTCTTCGACTAGCCGAAGAGCTTCGGGCATCCCGACCATTTCAATACTGATAATAGGTTGTGCCATAATTCTTATCCTGTCGTTGGTGTTTGTCTGCCACGCGGGCCGCGATTACTGTTGGGTGTCATGGGGACTGACCCTACAGGGCCAGCAGTCGTCTGATCTGTCGCAGTAGCACTCATATTCGGGTCTGCCTGACTAATGCCCTTGCTAGCGGGTATTACTACCCCTGATGACCCTTCAGGGATGCCGCGCGTAGAACTACCAGAGTTGCCGCCATTGCGCCACGTCCCGCCAGATTTAGAAGCAGGAGCAACAGCACCGGCCTGTTGTTTACTTTGCGGGACAGTTGCCGCAGCTTTTGCCGTATTCTTTGCTGATGTGCCTGAGCTTGCAGCAGGAGTTTTAGACCCCGTAATCGCTTTCGCACTATTCGATGGTTTCCCTGCGCTAGAGTTTGACTTACTTGGCGGAATACGCCCCATTGCCCCGCCGCTATTCCCATTCTTTGCCATGACTATTCTCCTATCTTGTGTCTTTCAAGCGACGCTTCGCAAACAACAACAAGACACTATGTTTATACCCTATATCAAGGGGCATCCTTGTGAGTACATATTGTTCCGCGTCTGTCACAAGGCGCATATTCGCGTGTACGTCTGTGCGATAGCGTATGCGTATCCAGTTGGTTGTCTCTTCCCCCTGTTGTTCATCCTGATAGACAACAGCCCCATGTAGCGGATAGATTGACGCCCAAATCGTATCTATTGTCGTCCATCCTTGAGGAATATTCCCCGAGGGTAGCGGGGTTGTATTCGGCGCTTGCAACAAACAACGTGCGTTTAGTTCACCCGCCATAATCAGCGGTGTTCGTATCATCACTGTATGTGACGGCAATAAACCATATGGAGTATTTACTGATCGCTTTTTGTTGACCATTCAAAGTACTCCGTCCATCAGGGTACTCCGTCCGCACTACAAGTAATCTTCCCACACCTTTGAGCGCATAATCGCTGAAGCAATTCCTTCAGGCATCGTATCATCCTCACGAAACGCATAGTAATGCGCAACATATTGCAGCCACATCATCTCATCAGCGGGGTCAAGTACGCTAGAACCAACATCATATGTCACCCTGATATAGAGATATCTGTCTACTGCATACAATGTTGTGATGTCATCTATCGTTAGTTTGTTCTCTTGAAAGTGCCAGAATTGCGGGTCATACGTGACCCAGGTGTTTTGCCCCGTCATCGCCTCAACTAAACTCACGCTGTTTACGGGCGGTAAGTAGAGAGGAAACGTCATATGTATTATTGTCGATACTAATGCTGTTTGCGGTAAGAAGTATCTATATGTCACCATCAAAACTTGATGCGATAATGCGCGTCCTAATCGCCGCTCCAAGTCTACTCGCGTATGTGTGACCATACGAGATAGCAATGAAGCTTCTGATTGTGACTGCCTCACATAGTCAAGCACTGTTTGCGTCGCCAAACTCTCACTTGATGGCGGAGTTACGACGACCACATTTGATGGTGTCCAGGTACTTACCATATAGTGCGCTCCGCTAATGTACTTACCATTTTATTTCACTTTGTTGAGCGAAAACAGCGAGTGTATACATCATTTGCATTTCCTGGGGCGATGGATAGCTGAGACGCATACACTCTGCTGTTATGCACTCTCAGCTAAAATCCCCTGCCGGAAAGAAAAACACAGAGTTTCTTAGCCTCGTTCTTTTCTAGGTCTACCGCGTTGTGCGGTAGTAATCGGCATCTCTACAACAGATGCCCTCTCTATGAGAGGTTGCTCAATAACAGGGTCATTTTCATGTAAGAGATAGTCTTGCACATCAACAGTGCGTATACTGTTTCTCTTCGCCCATCCCTCAGGAAGGACTATCGGCGCTTCGATCTTATTTGCTTCAGGGTTATCTCTATGTTCCCGCTGTATTAGTTGTTGTTGTTCACTGATCTCTCCTGACCCCACTATAGCAGCCCCATCATCTAAGAGCATCTGCGCAAGGTCAGCAGAGACACAAAATTCATGAACTTTCTCTCCCACCATAAATTCATGGTCTTTCAGCCACATGACTGAATGTATATGGTCAGGGGCTACTGCTGTATCCTTGCACATTACTATTTTCACTAGACGTTAGTCCTCTCTTAGACGCGAGTCCTCTCTTAGACAATACCTACGCTTTCACGCGGGTGCGATTGCACACACACAAGCCCCATACCGCATGATGGCGAAGATGCGCCTGTAAGCACCGCTTTCAAGAAACGTAAGTAGCCGCCGACGTATGCAAACACAATGTCTGTTTGATCTGTTGCTGTAGACGATACTACAGGAAGTGTTGAACCATTGCCCAGTCGCTGCATCTTCGCATTTGCATCTACCTGGAACACTTCTATCTGTGTGTTATCAACTGCTGTATATGTACCGCCTGATGTTGCGCACTCTGTCAGCGACGGAGTAAATGTACCCGCTGTCCACACGCCAACATTCCAGATGAAGGTTGTCGACTCCCACCCCTGAGTATCAATCGCAGTACTGGTAAACGTCGCCGCGACAACACCCGCGTCGAGTATATGATTTACCCTGATTAAGTGTCCGAGTTCTCTTGTAGCGCCCATAATACTCTCCTTATGTTCCCAACTGATATATTCTCAGGGCTTCAGGAAGTATTACCTGACCGCCTACACGTTGTCGGGCGTACACGCCCACCTGTGAGTTTTCAACCCATCTCTCTGATAGACGTTTGAATGTCATCCCAAGTCGCTGCACAATCATATACGCCCTGGAAAGATCGCCGAAGAGAATAGAGTTTGAAGAAGAAGCAGCAACCGGCATATCAGGAGTCTCGACATAAGGATATCCCATAATTGTGTTCGGCGCGCTATCCAAACCGCCTTGAGAGGGGCCAGCGCCAGGCTGCCAGACATACGATGTTTCACCGCCTGAGTACTTCAGTTGTCTGATGATACCTACTGTTTGACGGTTCATATACCATTGCGCACGCCCCGCGTATACAGAAGGAAGGTCGTATACACAGTTAACTAGCGTATCAGCAGTAGGAAGCGATGACACACCCGATTTCTTAATCGGGATAAGAGGGTGTGTGAGTATCCCTTGCGGCTGAATTGACCCATCGCCTGAGAGAAACGCTTTCCCTTCAGCAACCCCGAACTGCTCGGTAATTTCGTTTCTGATTTCTGTCTCAACGTCAAATGCAGGGTCTTCTAAGTCTTGTTCTGAGATGAGTACGAGAGAGTACATCTCGTTTGTAGGGATTTCAAGCCTACCTAAATTCCATCCCGTCGTATCAGTGCGCACCGCGCGCTCACCTACCCATGTAGCAGTAGTGAGTGTTGATGTCCGCTTAGGCATCTGCACAGATCTGTTTGATGTTGAGCGCACTTTTGCGTAGGGTCTGATAACCGAATACAAGACAAGGTTCTTGATGATCTCCGCGACAAACTCAGGAGGCGCAAACATACCGCCCGTCGTATCTTCTGAAACAGTGATACCTGTCGTGATAGATGCTTTTGTCTCGAACTCTTTATTCGGCGGCGCATCAAACGCTGATGCTTGATAGAGATGTTTGCGTTCTTCAGGAGTGCAACCCGCGAAACCCTTGCGCAAGTAATTTGAGAGTGCTTTCACGTCATCGCGCTTTTTTATGATGCGCATACGACGATTAAGTGCCGCTTCATCGACGCCTTTTGTTTCAAGGATGTCATCCTCAAAGTCATTGTTCTGTACAGACTTTGTCGAGGGTTTCTGCATCTCGCCCTCAAGGCGCTGCAACGTGACCTCCATCGCCAAACGTTTTTGTTCTGACTCCTGCCCCTTTTCTCCGAAGCTTTTGATCTCTTTTTCAATGCCATCATAAAGCTCTCTGATCTGGTACACCGTCTTCATAAACTCGGTGTACTCTTCCTGTGTTAAAGGCATTTCTCCTCATTTCCCAAAAAGGGTTGTCACCTGCTTGAGTATGTCAGCAGATGAAAACAATGTTGGGTTATTCGGCGCAGACGTTCGCGGCGTCTCAGAGGGAGGTTGTCCTTTGTGAGAGGTGCTTGCCTGGGTGCTTTTCCCTATGTCACTTGTAGTTGCCCCTATATATGAAAGATCATCATCGGGATTATGTTCTAAACTGTCAAGCCATTTCTGTATAGATTGTAGCTCTTCCCATACCGCAGAAATAGAGCCTGATATCTTTTGCTTATTCGCAGCAGAAAGCGTCTTGCCCGCCTTTATAGTCAGTTCTTTACATTTCTTTAAAGCGACCATTGATAAATCAGCGTGCATATATCCCATACCAGCATCGTAGGAACTACCGCCGCTACTCTCAGATGCATCCTCAGACACATCGGCCTCATTAAAGTCGTCAAGCCAACTTCCCGTTACCTCTGAAGAGAACTGAGATATCGTTGTCGCAATAGCAGACGATGTATTGCTTACATCATCATCATCAGCTATACCCAAAATACTTGATGTCAGGATATCGCACATAGAATACAACTGCATACGCACCTGTGACATGCGTCGCGCATCCCACATCTCTGAGAATGTTGAAGATTTAGCTTGCGCACTTTGTTTCTTCCCCCCAAGGGCAGGAGAAGGAGTACTCGCTGCCCTTTTATCATGCTCACCTGACTTTATTGAAGCTGCCATACTATCAAATACTTTTGCCGCCTGTGTCGGGACATGACTCCATGCCCACACCTGTTTTGTCGAAATGATATCAGCAAGATCGTTTGCAGGAAAACTGACCTGAGAGATTTCCCGCAAACGGTTCTCTTTTAAGTTGCGTATATTGTTGCGTTGTATGTCAAAGCGTATCGGGTCGTATCCGTAGCTTGACCCGATCATTTTCATCTCCGCTAATTCAAACGCATCCTGCGCTCGCTTGATACCCATCGCAAATTGGGTTTCATAGATAACGCCCCTGCTATCTTCTGTAAGGGCTTTTACGCCACCTATTACTTCATCTCTATTATGTTGCCAAAGGTTAGGGACTAGCCAGGGATTGTTCTTCTTATTGCGCGCATAATCCAACTCACGGATTGTTTTTGTAAACGCCCCTGGAGAAACAATATCGTTATACGGGTCTATAAACGGCGTTCCATCATCATTGTTATACACCGTCATATAAGCAGTCACAACGCCCTGCTTTTTGTTGAAGTCAGCATCTTTTAGAGCGGTAGGGAGTGTATCAACAGCAAATGTCGGAAGAGGAAATGAATAGCCAGGGATAGGGGTAGACGCAAATGCTTGCAGCACATCATCAATGTTTATAACTTTGTCGGGCATAATAGAGTAATCCCTTTTAATCAACTATGCCCCTTAACGTAAGTATACTAACTATTCAGACAAAACACAAGCCAATTGTTTTTTATCAACTCACTCGAAGTTTCTCAGAGGTTCATCTTTCACATCTGCTATACCCGCTTCTTGCGCAGTGATTTTCCCTTGTGCAAATAATTCGGCTCGCCACTTCTTACAACTGCGGCACTGGCAATCCGCTAGGCTTGTGCCTTTCTTCATATTTGTATGGGAGATAAGCCCCATATCAAGACGTGGTCTTGGTGTATAAGAGTCCATCACCGCAATAACCCCGCCCACATGTGACGGACGCCTGTCGCAAGATCATATTGCTCTTCTGGTAGAGTGCTGGCCCTCTTCGTCAACGCATTAGATGGCGGCTGTGTGATATCTGATACTACTACTTGCCCAGGTGGGGGCGGAAGCATTGGCGGCGGTTTCATAGCAGCAGCTTGTATCGCGGCAGTAGCCGCCTCTTCTTGTTGATCGAGCCATGCGGCGACATTCGATCGCCTGATAAATGTTGTTGGACCGAACTTATAAAAGTCATCAACATCATCAATAAGCGGCTGATTTACCTCCGCCGCGCAAGAGTTAAATGGCGCAAGGCCATTATTCCAGAGTGACAGTACAATGTTTGTATCAGCAAGTCTGTTTTGTTTTAGCAACTCAATAGGCTTCCTATCAAGTTTCAACTCAACATCTGAAACAACACCGCCAGGACTGTAGAGTGGCGGCAACCACATATTGAGCTCATCCTCTAAGCGCGCTAAGATGTTTAGCCCTGTCAACTCCCACATTGCTAGTTTCGCTTCAGCAACATTGTTGTATGTTGAATACTCCTTGTCGTTGACAAGTAAAGAGTCTACCCCAAGAGCAGCCAAAATCTTCCGCCCTGCCGAAGCGTCTGAATTGAACCAATCGGCATCGACGGGAGAAAGTGCTAACTGAATGTATGTCAGCCCATTTTCTAATAATAAAGGTACACCAGCCGTCATCCTCCCACCACCGTATTTCTTGCGTATTTCTTGTATCATTTTTCCACGTGTCAAGGGAGGCAAGTCTGTGGTAGCGACAAAAGCGCCGCTCGGTCTTGCGCTGTTGGACATGAGATTGAAGTTCCATTCTTCACCTGCGTTCTGTCGCTCTATTACCGACGCTGCAACCTGCAAAGGAGATAAACCCACAAATTCATTGAGAGGATGAAAGAACCTGATAGGGTGCATATATTGCACACTATAATCTTTGTTGTAGTATCTATAGTTATATATCTGATTATCTAAATTTACTTCAGGCAGAACTAGATCGGGTCGGAGATTATAGAGAGCAAGCGGCGGAGAGACAGCATCATTTTGCACTGACCAGACATAGTCCTGCCCGCCGATCAAGAGATAGCTGACAAGTTGTTCCATGAAGTTTGCCCGCATACGCTTATAGTTCGGCTGCGCCATCAGTAATTCTAATGGGTGTCCCTCAATGCGCTGCTTCTGGCCGTACTTCTCAAACACTTGCCATTCTAACGCCGCGATCGCTTGCGCAAGAATAGACACACCACGATACACCGTAATGTTGTTGAGATAGCCAATGTTCGTTATATTGAGCACAGTACGCGCTGAATATGATGTGTATCCCGAACCTGTGCTAATTATCTGACTTGCAATGTTACTGGTAAGGTCGCTTTGCTTCGTAGATGCCAGTTGTTTTTGCTCGGATTTTACTTCAGGTTTTGTAAATGCTACCCATGCGTCTTTGACGCGGCCCATTTCTGTTTATCGCAATCTCGCCCCGTCTACGCAATACATGTACAGCTATCACATTGTTGTCGCTATCAAGCGTCTCTATGCGCGTAATGCGAGAACGGTGGGCAACAGTACCCCGATGGATAACAACCCGTCTGACCCTTACTCTACTGTATAGTATTGTACGAAACATATTGATTACAAGTAGCCCTAGCCCTACATACGCAATAAGCATTATTTGCGGCCCACCCATCATTTCCCATAGTGTCATGTAAACAGCCCCTCTTCTAAGAACTTTGCTAAATCAGGATTATGCTCCCGTATTGCTTCTATCTGCGCAAACTCTTTCGCTTCGCCTAGCTCAATAGCCGTTAACATCGGTTCACCATGCGAATACAACTCGTTGAGAATACTTGTTGCATCAACCTGGTCGTCATGGTCAGCCCTCGGAAACCCCAAGAGTTGTTTCTTATATTCTACGAAGCCAGGTGTGTTCTTGTCAAAAAAGAACAATCCTAGTGCGAAGTAAACCGCAATACTTTGCGCTCTCGCCACTTTATCCTTTAAAGGGATATATGGGCGTATCGGATGCCCATTGCCCCGCCCACGCTGAATAATCGACTTCTGATGACCAACATCTTCTATAAGACAGCACCATAGACGTGGTGTAGAGCGTAACTTTGTCCATAGCTTATCCTCAGCCTCCGGCCCCTCCCATTTTTCAACGATTATATCCAATAGTAATGCTTCTCCGTCAGGAGTAACATCCCAATCCAGGAAACAGGTAAAGTCAGCCTGTTGTTTTGTACTAACGGCAAAGTCAGTAGATACCACGCGTCTACATAAAAACTTGAGCACACGCTTATCCATAGTAGCGGTATGTAATAAATATGTTTCTCCTTCATCAACGTACTCCAACATCGTCGCGCCCTTGATGATAGCGCCTTCTTCTAAGACAGGTTTCTGTTGATACTGGCTATAATAGTTTAATTGAAGTATTGCTTTGAGAGACTCTAAGACAACTTTCGGAAACTTCTCTTCCCAAAGCGGCTCCCCCGACTCTTTGCGCGGGTCTTCCCATCCGATTGATGTTATTGTCTTATGCGAAGGGTCATATTCAGACGGTAAACAGAGATACTCCCACCCGCCCTGATCTATCACATGACCAATTAAGTCTTGATCGTGAACGCGCTGGCCGAGTATTATCATGCCGCCCGTTTGTTGATCGTTCAAACGAGAAGTCATGGTGTTATCCCACCATGCTAATGTGTCACGTCTGACCGCATCGCTCTCTGCTTCAGCAATGTTGTGTGGGTCATCACAAGAGACGATATCGCCGCCTTCACCTGTCGCAGCACCAGCAACAGAAGTAGCAATACGATAACCGCCTTTATTGTTTTCATATCGCCCTACTTTATTCTGATCGGGCAGCCACCCGAATGAGTTCTTAAATAAACTTTGATACCAGATACTATCTACTAATGCTCTGCACCGTTGACTATCACGTATAGCCAGAGACATGCCATACGAACTACATAAGAACTTAAATGATGGGTGCCACGTCCATCCCCACGCAGGGGCCATTACAGAGATGATTATCGACTTTGTATGTCTCGGGGGGAGAGCGACCGCAAGTTTATGTATCTGGCCCTTAAAGACTGCTTGTATATGCTCGCAGATCGCATCGTGATGCCACGACCATACTAACGGTGCAGGGTCTACATGTTTCCATGCAGCTTTTGTGAAAGCAGCTAAGGTATCTTGATACGACCATACATCTTGTATGGCCTTGATTTTGTCTAAAGGAGATAGGGGCAAAAAGACGTATCACTTTCCCGCCCCTAAGTTGTAAGTATAGCACACTACGTACATGGGAACAGCCGTATATGTTTTGCCGCTATGTAAAACGCAACAGCCTCTTCCTCAGTAGAGAAGAAGTACTCGACTTTCCCATTTGTGATAGGCCAGTATATCCATACACTATCAGGGTCTCCATACCGCCTGATGATAAAATGATCTTCGTTCTCATAACCATCGCGCTGCTTTTCCCAACTCTCTATCGACATTACTTACAACCTCCTATTATGCGCTTCGCTAAATTCTCTAGCGGCATAACCTAACTCCCAGGATAGTCATCATCAAATATCCCTTGCGCTTTCAACTCTTCCAATTCTTCATCACCGTGATAGTTCTCGTTATACGGTTCTTCTTTCACTTCCTCAACAGGCAATACTTGCTGACAGTACGGACAGTATGTGTTTACTTGCGCATCTGCTACCATGTCTATCTGATCGACAAGCACAAGTACCTGTGCAGTAATACCATTATCACGCACTTTTATTGGGCTAAATGTTATTTCTGTCACCTTGTCTATCTCTTTGCCCGTTTCAGCATCATAAATATGCGTATTATACGGGATACCATCCGTGTTTACGATACGTATTTTCATGTTATGGCCTCACTTAGTCGCAGCTATCGCTGCAAGTAACACCCGCAGCCTTTGCATACTTCGTTTACTACACCGACAAGATGACAGACACGACATTATACCCCCTTCTTTAAGAGACAAGCGCAATATCCGCACTTGCTGTTTGTCGCAGCATTTACTCTATGACATGCAGGACATTCTACTTTTGTATATATATCCATCTTCTCAAAAGATGACCCGCAATGGCGGCAATACCGCGCATCAGCAGGATTTGTACCGCTGCACTTATAGCATCCTAGCCCGCCAGGTGGGACGCCATTCACTCCCTTGTTTTTAGGGCTATCGCGCACAAGATTAGCGAAAGATGTCCCGCAATAGCAACATTCATCGCGCCAATGCAAGTCATTCGGAACACCGCACTTAGGGCAAGCTATCATTGTGCCGATAGGCGGTACATTCGCATCGACAGGCCGCGTATTCTCAACAACATATCCATTGCCCGTCGGTACTGCTGGCGCCTTCTGACTATCCTGCACATATGCATACTGTTCCATGCGCTGCTGCGCCCGTTGATACGCCTGCTCTAGCGCAGCACTATCTCTAAAAATAAGGTCATCCTTATGTTCTTCAGACACATTTTTTTGGTAGGCGGTGTACCGGCTGTCTCCAGACGGCGTACCGGCCTCTTGCCCTTTCAATGAATTCTCGACTATAATTCCACGGTCAGCTATAGTCGAGAGAACATCACGGAGTAGCGCCCGACAATCGCAATCGGCAATCGATAAGCCAGTTCGAATAAGCGACTCGATGTCAACGATGACGTCGTATGCATCACGTGCTGTAGCAGCATCCACATACATCGCGCTATCATCCTCGTGTTGCGTATGTGTGGCGTTGTTAGTAGTATGTACTACATATGGCACATGTATGTTGCCATATGCACCATGTATATCCATAGCATGC